TTATATCTTTCCCGCCTCGCACAGCTCGCGGATCGCCGCGCCGAAGCATTTTTTACATAGATCGGCGCGGCTACCATCCCGGTCGAAGGAAAATTCGAATTTTATATTAGTACGGGCTACCAGGTTGGAGCCCTCGCTGAATCTTTCCAGGCCATAATGGTTGACCGTGTCAACCTGGCCCTTGCTCGACATGATCGCGGTTGATCCGGTAATCTCTTTTTTGCAGATGGCACAAATCATTTTATAGGGCGGCCGCCTTGATAGTGCCAAGACCCACCTACTCTGACCCCTAGGTACAGCAGGAAGCGCCGCCACCAGGGGACACCTGACACGAAGGCCGCCTCCAGGAACACTAGGTCGGCCAGGGATCTGGGCAAACCCCCCGTCCGGTACAGGTAGTCGTGCACGACGGCCGCTTTGTGAGCGCAATCCCCAGCGAGCAGATAAGCGAGAGGCAGGCGCGGCACGCTGGAAAAATCGGTGACGAACATCGCCGGTACCACGATTGTCTGTCCGGCCACCTCCGAAGCGTACTCCAAGGGCTTGTCAAGTCGCCACGCCCCCCGTCCGTTATTGGCGGTATCGTCGAGCAGGGTCACGTAGAGATCAGTCAGGAATTTACTCATGGATCACCCCCCATCCTCACACCCTCCGGAACCAGCCGCGAAACTGCTCATGCTGGGCGTTTTGTTTGTAGGCGATATATTGCTCGCCATTCATGCAGTTGAGCAAAATTTGCTCATTGTCTCCCTTGGTTCCTGGGCCATACGACAGATACCGCTTGAGCGTCGAAAGCGTTCCATTGCCCGCCTGTCCGTCAACCTGGATATCTGGGTAGGTGACGGCAAACCGGTTCTGCATGTTGAGGGCCTCCTGGAAAAACTTGACCGCAGCCGTGACCCCCATGTTGACACCTGTATCGAACAACTCGCAGGCCACCTCGACCGACAGAGCCGCCACGGCATCGCCCTGGAACCGATCCCAGAACTGGACCCGATAAAACTGGCGGACATGCTCGGCGCAGGCGGTGTCGCGCTGCAGGGCGTTGATCAATCCAGCCTTGCAATCATCAACGAATATCCATCCCGGCCAACTTGGCCAAAAGACGCGGGATATCCCCATGTACGTCTCACCGCCCCGATCACCCGCGACGTTGGAGTATCCGCCCTCGTTTTGCATGGTGCGAGAGAAGGCTGTAGCAAAAGCGTCTGGTGTCATTTGATCTTCCTCCAGTACAAAGAGTTGACGGCCCGATTAAAAAAAACAAACGCCGCGTATGCCCCCATGAAGATTGCCACAAGCGGTGCTCCCACGGAGAGATATCCCATGGATATCGCCAGGCACATCCAGGGCCACAACCTGTAGAGCCGCAAGGGGATAAATATACGATCCCTCATTGGGCAATGTCCCGCTGGATCATAAACGTGCGTTTCACCGGCCAGCCCGCCTGGATGGCATATCGCAGCAATCATCCTTGCAATCGCGATGCGCTGCCCAGATATTGTCCAGAGCCTTGACGTTGTCATCCTTGTGTGCGGCCAGGTCTCGCTGCCAATCACACCGACTGTCCTTGAGCGCCGATCGCAAGTCGGCCCACATTGCCATCACGGCCAGCAGTAATAGACCGCCCACCGCCACCAGCGCCGGCCAGTCGGACGCGCCGGTGATGGTGTAGGATTTGTCGGTCAGCTTTTCCAGTAATTTTAGTAGTTGGGCGAACTGATCCGGCGTCATCATTTAACCTCGTGGGCGGCTAGTATTTTTTGCATGGTCACACCTCGTAAACTGCAGCGGTTAATCCCTTGCCGGCCCTGCCGACGATCACACCATCCAGCACCGTGACTCGCTCCCCTTTGCGCCAAATCTCCTGGCTGGAGGCGCGGTGCAATCGTCCGGATTGATCCCGGACCAGATACCAACCCGGCAAAATGGCAGAGGTAATGGTCCCGGTCATGCGTCCTCCTTTTCGATGGTCAGCTGCATGGATCGGTTGACCTGATCGCCGTTGCGGCTCTCGCGCAGATCAATATTGGTCACCAGCCCTCTCCAAGCCACCTGCTCGATGCCCTGGATCTCCACCAGCCGATTGACCCGCAGTCCGGCAATCGGCTCAACGTCGACCGTGACGATCTGGCGCGGGCTGCAGCTGGCATCAATCTCGTTGCGGCCCCGCTCGATTGCCACCGTGGTCGCGGTGATCAGGGGGTCAGAGATATCCGGGCCCGGATTGTCGGCCGGTTGGCGCTGGACCACAACACTGATCATACGGCCGGCTCCATGTAGACGACGATCAGAATCGAGTAGGTTTCGCCGTCTGCTAAGGCCAGGGCCGGAGGGTTGAGCACATACTGCTGGAACGATACCTGCATCACGGCGGTGCCGATACAGGGCACCCCGCCGGTGGGCGTTACTGAACGGCCGGCACTGGTGAAACTCCCCGCACCAAAACTGGAAAAGGTGACGCTCTCGGGGATGTAGGGTAAATCCTGTTTTTCCGTGGTGGCAAAGCTCAGCTCTTGGGTGCGCTCCCGGGTGACTGTCCCGGTCGACTGAATCCCGCCGCTGGAGGCGGTCAGGTGATCGATACGCAGCTTGGATTTATCGTAGTGGACCAGGAAATAGGGAGTGTCACCGGGGCTGAAGGAGGTCTTGCCGTCGTTGGCAATATCGTCCAGCTCAATCAGCGCAACCGCGCTGCTGTCCGCGTCCGTACCAAACTGGATTACAAGAGTTGCTTGAGTGGTCATGCGATGGAATCCTCGGTGATGAATTGTACCTGTTCAGGAGTGACGCTGTCGCGCCCCGCCCACTTTCTTGCGCGTGTGGTGTAGGTGATCTCTGCCAGGCTTTCGCCGTCAATTGAGGATGCGAGCCTTCCATCTTCACTGGTGATGACCGTGCCCAGGCTCACTTGCTTCCATACCAACTCCGACACCCCGTAAATCGGATATGCGGTTCTGGCCTCGCCGGCCACGAACTCGACGATCTCGGTTTCCTGCCGCTCCTCGGTGCCGAGATCCTCAAGGAACACCCAGTCACCTCCAGTATGGCGGAGCGTAAAATCGTTAATCCATGGGGTCTGGTAGACGCGGATGTAGTGGAGATTTTCATCGACAACCTCATCTTCCATTCGGTACGAGTCGCTGCTGGTCATCTGGTCAGATACCAGATACCGATTGTACCCGGCGCGATGTTCGCTCTCTTCGGCGGCCTCATAGATATCCAGGACCTCGTTGATCACTGCTGATGGAACAGCTCCTCCCCATTCTGGCACCGGCACAACATAGGCCGCCTCGACCGTCAGTGATCCGTCCCGTTCGGAGACCAATATGGATCCGGCAGCGGCCGCCAGTGTTCGCAACAGCTCAAGCGGATCCTGATCGGCGACGTTCCAGGTCGCCGGCGGGATGAACCAGTCCACTGTGCTCCAGTTGATCGGGACAACGCCGCCCAGTTGCGCGGCAAGTACCGACGCCATCCCGGTCAACTCCCCGGTGAAAGTCGGGGCGTAGGGGCTGGCGAGGATTAAGGCGGCAGGGCTCAGGCAATGCACAGTGTAGGTCCACGCGGATCCATGGCTGCGGCGGCGAGACTTGGACTCAACGGTCAGGAGATACTCATCGCCATGCAGCAAGACGGTGATGTTTTGCCCCCGCTTGAACAGCTGGTAATCTGCCGAGGTGGCGAGCTCGATGCTGCCGGTGATGACGTACTCCGACCGTTTCCAGGCGATGTCGATGCTGATCGGGTCGACCAGTTGGCCGGCAACCGTCACGGATTGCACCAGGCCTGGGTTAATAATGCTGGGCACTCCGACATGGCTGCAGAAATGGGTTGAGGCAACCCTGACCCTGACCACGTCCGTGATGTCGTAAAGATGCTGCACGGCGGCACGGTCCTGCGCGGCGATCATGCTGTAGTCGTGCGTGGTAATGGTACGGTTTGAGGCCATCACATCAAACCGATGTGCCGATAGCGCCCGGTACGTCTGACAAGGGGCGTACTCATGCAGGGTTATCTTTCTCACCGTGGCTTGATCAGCGTAAGGATGCGTCGAGAGTGCCGCAACCGTGAACAGGTACCCAAAGGAATGTTCAGACTGGGTCCTGATTCCGTCGCTGATGGCGTAGGAGTGGTTTACAAAAGTACGGTACATTGCCTGGTGTGCGTAGGCATGCACGCAGACGCGCCGCGGAACCGCGAGGCTTGCATAAGCGTGGCGGGAGAGTGCCTTGATTGGGATTGCAGATCGGTAAGGGTGGTCAACACTCGCCCGATATCGATAAGCATACCCGTGCTCAGACAGGACCGCAGCGACAATATAAAGGATGGAGTAGGAGTGCTCTACGGCCGCTCGAGCACCTACGTAAGTAACCCCTCCCCCTTCGACCATGCTGAAGTCGGCAGCGTTGGCTGCGGGGGGGAGGTACCCCGAAGCCATCGTGAAGTTGGCGGCGTTCGCCGCCGGCGGCGTGTAGCTCATTCCGCCGGGATCGGTACGATCCCGTCAAGTACCTGAGAGTTCTCTCCTGCAGCACCGAGAGCCTCAACCCTGAAGCTGTCCCCGGGATTGGCCCGTACTGTGAGCGAGTACGCCCCTGAAGATCCATCAGAGAGAGTCTTTCCGGATGTCCCGAAATCTACTCCATTTCGATAGGCCGAGATGATCCTTGCAGCAGGTTCCTCAAACGCATCTTCGACTGTGCCTGAAATAACTACAGGCTGCGGCGCTCGGATAAGGGGAGACAACGTGGATAGAACCCTCAGGATGGCCATAACTTATACCTCTTTGATTACTGCATAGTTGCCGTTATAGATATTGAACACCCGGACATTGGTGCCATCCACAAGTTGGTGCAAATCCAAAGGCGTGAGGCCTGAAGTATGTCTGGCGTAAATATGAGGCAATTCCCCTGCATACCCAATGGCCAAGTTCACGAGCATAAATGGAACAAGGAGATGCTCTGCATTAAGTACCTCTGGATACCCGTATCCGAGAATACCTGAGTTCCAGGTGATCCCAGAATAAGAGACTCCTTTCGTCCCCGCGTGTGAGCAGAGCACATTGTAAGTGGCATTAAGCTGTGCGCCACCATTACAGAAATAAGCCAGCTCCTGGGAGATTTTAACTCCCGCATTGTAGCTATAGCTGAGGGTAATGGTCACGGTTGAGGAAGTTTTTGCAGTTATCCCTGCATCCGTCCTGTCCACTCTCACGTTGTCTCGTAAGAAGAGTTTGTCCCCAATTCTCCAGGTAGAGGGAACAGTCCCAACATCGATCACCACGTCAGTTCCGGCGGTCAGCGCTCCAGAACTGACTGCAACAGTCTTGTCATATAGGGGGTTACTCAAGATCCCGAAAGACGAGGGGACAAAATTAACGCTTACGTTCGATGGTCTCGACAACAGGAAGACTGCATCAAGGTCGCCATACACCCAAATCACGGGGACTGCCGTGTCACCCACGTTCCAGTTGCTCCCAGATCCATACGCTTGCACCCCGGTGTGAGTGGTATTGTTCCAGTAGAGATACCCAATGATGCTGATGTAGTTGGCTATATTTATGACTTTGAAATATAGGTCTTCGTTTCCAGATTCTCCTATGGATTTAATTACAAAATAGTCGTTTATAGATATCTGATCCTGATCGACGGCATAGACCGCATCATGGAGCGTCCATCCGATCCCGGTGGTTGAATAGTCGTAACTGCCGTTGCGCCTGCAGACGAAATCACGAAATCGTTTGAATACTTCGGCACGGTTTGCAGTTTCCACCCCGAGTAGATTAGCGTAAGCCATTTGAATCTCCTGTTATGAGTGTGCTCCAGCGGCACTTTTTACAACTCAGAATAATATTACCATCTACCAGCATTCGCTGCGTTGGGTTCCCACACTCCGGGCAAGGGGTCCTGTTTACTTTAAGCAGCTTGTCAGAGGGGGGAAGTTCTTGAGGTTCAGGGTGCTCGACAAGAAATGCCTGCCGGTCTCTCTCCAATTTCTCTGAAATCAGACGTGAGAGTTCCGACACATCAGAAACCCCATTTTCCACAGCCAGGTTAAGAAAGACCTTGATCGTCTGCAGATTGCCGGATGAAAAGGCATCAAGATTCATCAGCACTCCCAATTATAGATGTAGTGCGCTCGGGGGACCACATAGACAAAATGCGACCAATACCCGGCATTGACCAAATACAGGTTTAGCGAACACAATGTAACGGACAACCAACTATACCTGTCGATCACCCGGCTGCCGGCGGGTAAGCAAGCGAGAGCATCGGCAGCGATAGCGAGGTCTATAGCAGACGGAGGTGCGGCCGAACAGCGTGTAGTATTAGGTACGCTTGACACCGCAAAACGCTGCTCCTGTTTTTCAGTTACCCGTAATTCGCCGTGCGTGTAACTGAATGCGGAGGTTCCCGAGTCCCATTCGATATCGGTCTCGTCCAACGCCTTGAGTCCTGCCGCCGCTGGACAGTTAGGAGGCTGGTACGGGGTCGCGGTATCTATCCAACTATCGACCAACACCCACTGGCCCAGCGTCGACCGCAGGGCCATAGAATCTGATCTCCCACAGATATCAGAGACTTCAACCATCACCATCCCGCAGGCATTTTGAGTCAGGAGATTGACTGTCCTGTTATTGGTCACCAGGATCATCGCTCCACCCTCGAACCATGAATTCTCGTTGTGGGTCAACAAGGTGAACGGGGGCTCACCGTCGCCGATCCACAGGGTATGCGTGCCGGTTGCATTGATAACGTCAGTGGGGTCGACGAATCGTACAGGGAGTATTCCATCACAACAGTTCAGCGCGTTGAGTTGCTGCTTGACCTCGACCGTCCCACAGATACCGTCTGCGGGAGTGACTCCAACAATCTTGGTCGCCGGTCCATAGAGCCCTTTGTAAAACTCCGGTCCCAGCACAATTCCCTTGCCCCCCTTCATGATAGAGAGCTTGGTGGCGCAGCTGGGCAATGCAAAGGGCGGAGGTTTGCAGCAATTCTGCTCATAAAATACCGGCTCGTTGGCATCGTCGAAAACAGGAGGCACGCACTCCGCATACCCCACCACCAGCGCCCGTGTTCCTTCGTAGTAATCCCCGGCCTCCCAACCTTCAGGGCACTCCACCGCCTGATCGATGATCTCCCGCGAAGCTACGTGATCCTCACAGGCACACAGGGTGATCTTATCCACGGTCTCCCAGCATTCCTTCTTCTTATCCTCAGGGACCTCGTACTTATCGTCACGCGTACAGACAACCCTATCATTGGCGGCCGTCTCGTCGATGTCAGGAGGGGTCAGGGTAAGCGGCTCAACCAGGAAATGGTAGAAGACCAGGATCTCGGCTGGCAGCAGCTCCTTCTTGGTGATGTCGCCAGGGATGTTGATCGTGACTTGGTCGTAACTCGTCTGGTACTGAACCGAGAGGGTCCCCGTGGCGGCTTCGCTGAGATTGATTGTGGTGCCTTTGATCGTGACGACAGGAGGCTTTCCGCTGGCAGTATTGACCGGCCCTGCCCACCCCGTAGCAAGTCCCCCTGCAACTGGGAAATCAAGGTCTTTGACTCGCTCATTGGCGAACACCACACTGTCCGTCACCAACTCATGAACAGGCATCACTTGCGTGATGGTACCGACACCCTCATCAATGACCAGGTTGTAAGGCTCAGTATTGTGGGAGCGTACTACGTTCACCACTGCATCCCAGGAGTAGTCCGCCGTAACAACACAGGTCACGATCTCGATCGTCTCAGCGATCAGGGGCCAAAATCCATCCTCGGGCACAGCATTGGAGTAGTCCCCATCAGGGTCGTACTCCACTTCCTGGCCCGCAATATGTCCCTCGCAAGGCTCGATATCGAAAACAGCATCGACTGCTGCAGCGCCGTCCGCAACGGTGGCGACATCATCCTGGCCCTCGACAAATACCCGAATCCAATAGTTCTCCGTGGTTTCTTCGCCAGCGGATCCGTTGAAGTTGATGGTCAGGGTCTGCTGCACGCTCATGGGGTGTCCTCTTCCGGGGATCCTTCATACCTGAGCTCAATAACATTGCCCGTACATGTATCGTAATATACCGTAGGGATCCCGCCATCGGCTGTGTCAGAGGCAAAATCGACGTTGTCGACCAGCAGAGTCCCGTCTTCGCAGTACTCCAACAGATCAAGGACACAAGGGGGGATCTTCAAGGTAAGAATCTCCGATTGAAGCACGCCCCCTTCATTTCTATAAGACGCCGTGACTGTCGCCTTGGCAGAGACCAGGGAATGCCCCACATCAATCATCGTGGTTGTGGTCGGGTTCACCGCTTCAGCTGGTACCGTAATCGGCTGCAGGGGGTCTGAAGGCAGGCCCTTGTTGAAACGCAGGACGACTTCGTGAGAGAATCCCTGAGCGGCCCCCCGTAATCGAAGCACCCCATAACATTCCTCTGACAAAGTGATTTTTGACCCGTCAACGGCAACCTCTGGAGGGGATTCGAGAGGCTCGCTGAATTCATTTACCGGCGGAAGTTGCCACTCGGCCGTACTGGAAACGGCATTCCAGGGCAACGTCACAGTGTCGGATCCTGTGACGGCAACGTCGATTTCCCGAATCTTCTCAATGGGAGTGCCGGCGGAGACAGTGCCCGCAGATGATGCCATGCTGTAAGACAGATTGGCAGGGTTCGGCCAGACATAGACGGTCAGGGTAACGATCAAGCTGCCGTCGGTCCCGATCGTGGCCGCTGCGCATTTCTCCAGCTGATAATCCCGAGCGCTGCCGCCGGCGGCAGCCTGCGCCACCATCCGGACCATGTCCGTCAAGTTGGCATTATTTTGAGAGACCGGTGTGGGTTTTTGTTCGATGGTCAGCCAGATATCGGATGCCGCCGATGCAAGGCCTCCTTCAAAATTCACGCTCAGTTGTTGGGTTGTACTCATATCATCGAATCAACAATAATTTCTTGGGTGCAGTAATCCACAATGATGGTCCGCTGGTGCTTGTTCGCAGTCACGTCATCCAGGGGATGGCTGGGGCGGGTTGCATCTCCGGAATCTCCACCAGACCCTTCTCCGCACGCTGTCCCATCTTTCGCCATTTCTTCGGCGGTCGGAGGCGGGTCGAACTGGAGCAATACAGGGCGCCCCCCAACCGGCAGGCCGACCAGATACGCAGAGTAAAAATTCTCCTCCGCATCCGCCCGCTTGGGAATAGTGAGGATGTACTCGTCACGCTGTGCTGTATACTGCACCCGCAGCGACCCGTAGACCGGAGCCGAAACGGTCACGGCCCTGCCCGAGATCGTGATTACCGGGTCTGTGACTTTCACCCCGTCCGAGCTATACGCACTCGCCCAGACAGCGGATCGTACATTGGTGGAGGGGTATTTAAGGGCTGCTTCGGTATCCAAACTAAAGTGCAGCGTCTCATCCACATCTATTTCGGTCGCATCCGGCCCAGCAAGCTCCCCATGCGTGACGGTCAGTTGGTACCGCACATCTGGGAGCAGCTTGTAAACGTAGACGGCACAAACCACATCCCCGTTCGCCATCACCCCGCAGTCCACTTGAGCCTGATACGCATCGCTGTACAGCAGGCTGGCCAACTGCCGTGCCATGTTGCCTTTGGTGACCAGGCCGGTATACGGCTTCCAGTCCTCCTGCTCAATCAGCAGGAGCTCCCCGGAGTCCCGTTTCTCCACCGAGACGGCGGAGAAGTTGATGGTGAGATTAAGCTGCTGACTCACAGTCAAACGCCATGGTCTGAGAACTGCTGGCAATAACTGCGGCCCCGGCTGGGGTCTGGCGGAAGATAAAATATCCTATGGCTGCCGGGTGAGTCTGGAAGACGATGGTGTTGCCACCGGCCCAGGTCCCGCCGAACCCAGCGAAGTACAAGGTGAAATAGGGTTTAGTGAAGGCCGGGTTGCTGGGCGCGAAGTCCGCTCCAGTGGTCCCTGTTCCCACGGCACCGACCGTATCCCCACTGACGGTGAAGTGGGTGGGGTCGGTGAAGGTCAGGGTCCAGGTCTGTTCGATGGTGCCGATGTTGTCACACACCACCGGGTAGGTGGTTTCATCAAAAGTTCCTGCGCCAGTCTCGACCCAATTGCTGACCGAGCATTTGATCTCGACACTCTCGTAGACCGTCGACACCCTGGCACCCGCTGCTACCGTGTAGTTGTTGGCAAGCACCGAAGCGGTGGTGATGGTGACCTGCAGGCCGATAACCACCGGAGCCCCGGAAATAAGGTGGAACTCTTCGTTGCCGGTGACAGCGGTCGCCGAGACCTTATCCGAGATAACGATCGATCCGCCATTGCGGAACATCCCGGTCAGGGCTGCGTTTTCAACCGTAACAACGATGGTGTTTGAGGCAGCCACCGCGTTGGTGGAGAGGTTGGCGGCACCGTGTTTCTCCTCGGCCCCGGACAATTCAGACTGAAAATTACGCTGCGTTGCTAATACCCACCAGGCATACTCATCGCCGACGGTCGGCCGATCCTGCCAGAGTCGAGCATTGAGCGCCGAAAGATCCGCATCATTGGAGATCTTATAAAACTCCTTGCGGACCACAACCCCTCCGGCGGTCCGCTCGGCGCGGCCGATGTCCGGGAAGAGGTTGTTTTTGACCCCGGAGACGCTCCGGTTGGCCGACATCCGGCCACCATTGGTGGCGGCGACATCGGTGACGCCGGTGGATTTGTAGGTGAGCAGTTCGCTGTCGATTATGGGCATGTTAAACCTCTATCAGGGTGATATCGCCGGAGTACCATTCCGTGGCGGTGGGGTTGCTGTGGGTCGAGGCGTCGTCGGGCTCGACGGCGGTGGCGGTAATAATCACTGCATATGTGCCGCGATGATGGGCGAGCGTGACCGGCTGGCCCAGGGATGCCAATGCCTTGATCGCCTGCACCTGGGCCAGGGTCAGGTGGCGATCGCTCGACAGGGTAAGGGTGCGGCCGCCCGACAATGGATCGACCTGCAACCTGGAGACCCCTCCAAGGGTGCGGCGCTGGGAAACCACCACATCGTCGGCGGTTTCGATCCCGGAGAGGACCAGGTCGTCGGACAGGGTGAGTGGGCCAAGGGTGATGGGCATCAGGCGCTCCTCAATCGATCCATACGGGCAAATTCTTTTTTCAGGCGGGCCGCGTCAATGGCTGCAGCCTGCACGGGGACCGAGCGCCCAGGGCCGAAGTTGAGGTTTATGGTCATAGTTTCTCCACCGAGCACCTGGCCGCCGCTGGAAAACCCGACCGGACCGCCGGTGGCAAAGCGGGGGATCTCGGGGAGCTGTAGCGAGTTGAGCGCATGGAAGAGACCGGAACCGAACTTGGCTACCGCCTCTTTACGGATGACGAACTCTCCGGCTTCGAGCAGGGCACTGATACGGTCGCCGCCACCGTAGCCGGGTAAGCGGCCACCGCGGGCGAGGCGATGGATCAGGCCGCCAGTGGCCTTGCGTACCTTCTCGGTCACCCAGACCGTGACGTACCGGTCCTCGACCATGCCGTCGATCCGTTTTTTGACGTATTCGACCTGGTCGCCCGCGAAATCTTTCATGTTCCGCCAGTTAGCCAGCCATTTTTTCTCGGCGTCATCCATACCGGCGGTGAGATCGGCCCCCATAGACTTGGCCCCCACAACGTCCATAGTATTCTTAACGGCCTCCTGTTGTTTTTTAAGGATTTCGATGCCCAGCTCTCCGGCTGATTGCACCCCCTCCATGGAGGTCTTCAGGGCCTCCGCCTGGCTGACCACGACCTTCTCGCCGTCTTTGACCTCGGTGTTCAGGTCTTTGTAGGATTTTTTGGCATCATCGGCGTACTGCACGGCCTCTTTAAATTTCTGCTCACCGGTGATGGTGTCCCCGGCGGCAAAAGCTGCCCACGCCTCGGCGGCAGCTTTCTTGGCGGCGGCCGCGTACTCTTCCGCTTCTTTCTTCTGATCCTTCCAGGCCGAGTACTCCGACATGCCGGTGCGGCCCATCTCGCGCAATTCGGCATAGAGCGATCGCTCCCGTCCGGCGATCTCCTCCTGCAGCTTACGGATTTCGGAGGCATACTCCTGGTACTTCTTCTTCATCGCCTCCAGGGCTTCACCGGTCACCTTCTTCATGGTGGCGGCGGTGGTGGTGGAGGCGGCCGCCTGTTCCTTGGCCCCTTTTACCCAGGTGCCAGTCAGGTCGTCGTAATAAATCTTGCCGTCCTTGACTGCCTGGTCCAACTGCTTCATAGAGGTGATGGTGATACCGGTGGAGGCAGAGACCTCCCTGAAGCCGCTGGCCGTTTTGGCCGTGTTGCGGGTCAACTCTTCCTGCGCCGCCGTAATCCCGGTCAGTTTGTCGCGCAGGTAGTTCGAGGCCAGCGCACCAGCCCCATAAGCCGCAGCAAAGGTGCCCCCCAAGAGGGTTGTTCGGGCCGCCACCATGGCCAATGTTCCGGTCAAGCCCAGCGCTGCGGTGCTGATGGTGGCGAAGACGCCGGTGGCGCCGACGCCCAGTCCGGCCACCGCCATTTGCAGAATCTTGAATCCTCCTGTCAGGGCAGGAATCATGGCCGCGCCGGTGGCGAAGAACACCAGGCCGGCGGATAGTTTGGGGAAGGCGGCGGTCAGGTCGGCAATCGGGGTCAGCAGGGCTTTGGCCCCGGCAGCCGCCGCTTTGATCGGGCCCAGGAAACCCTCGCCGATGTTGTTGCCGATTTCCCAGATAACACTGCCCACCGTTTTTAACTTGTTGGCGGTGGTGGACGACTGCACCGTGAACTCTTTCTGCATGGCGCCGGCAAACGAGGTCTTGTCCGCAACCTGCTTGAGGGCATCCTTGTAGGTTTGCAGGCCGCCGACCAAGACGGCAATGTCATCCTGGAACTCGCGGCCAAACAGGCCGGTCAGCACCTCGGACCGTTCCCGTCCGTCGAGCTTGGCGAGGGTTTCGAGCAGGGTTTCAATGGCCTTCTGGGGATCATTAGCCACTGACTCGGCCATCTGCTCGGCGCTCATGCCGATCTTGTCGAGCGCCTCCATAAAATCACCAGACTGCATGGTGGCGGTCTGCATCCGGTTGAGCAGTGAATTGATCGAGGTAGCGGCCACTTCCGGGGGCTTGCCCAGCGATAACATCGCGGCAGCCAGCGCCGCTGTCTGCTCCTTGGCGAGTCCAAACTGTCGGGAGGTGCCGCCCACCCTGAGCATGACATCGACAATATCTTTTTCACGGGCGGCTGAGGTGTTGCCCAGCTGGTTGATGGCGTCGCCAAAGGTGGTAATCTCGGGAATACTGAGCGAGAAAACATTTTTCAACTTACCGATAGCCGTTCCGGCTTCATCGGCGGTCATGTCGAAGGCGGTGGCCATCTTGGCCGTGACCTCGACAAACGGCTTGATCTCGTTGGCGGCAATGCCGAGCTGGCCACCGGCTGCGGCTATGCTGGCCAACTCGATCGCGGTCAGGGGGATAGTGCGGCTGAGGTTGAGCAGTTCATCGCCGAGCTTGGCCATCTCGGTCGGCGTGCCGCCCACGGTCTTGCTAACCTTGGCCATGGCCGACTCAAAATCGATCGCGGCCTTGCTGGCCAGCACCATGCCGGCCCCGGCGGCTGCGGCCTCAATAAACTTTCCCTTGCTTTCCGCCAGGGCATCGCGCCAACCGTTGGTCTTGTTTTTCAGCTCGTCGAGTTTCCGACCGACCGCCACCTTGGCCTGCGCCAATTCGGCCATGGACAACTTGCCCGAGGCCGCCAGCTCGGCATAGGCCCGCTTGACCTTGCCGATCTCGGCTGCCAATTCTTTGTGCGAGGTGATCCCAAGGGTGCTGCGGGCCGCCTCCAGCTTGGGCGGCTGGCTGATGGTGGCGTAGAGCGCCTGCTGTTTGGTCCTGAGTGCTTCGAGTGCCCGGCTTAAATCGGCGGTCGAAGCTTGGCCGGAGGTGGAAAGATCCCGGTAGGCCTTGGTGAGCCCCGCCATCTCCGCCTTGACATCGGCGAACGGCTTGACCCCGAGCACACCCATGTTCTTCTTGGCAAAGGCGGACTCGGTCATCAGGCCAAGATCCTTGACCGCTTTGCCGATGGCGGCAAGCCTGGCCTTGACGTCGGACTCTTTGACCCCTATGCTTATTTCAATGGAGGATTTTACCATGACCCCAATTCCCGCTTACCGTGATGACCGGTGGAAAGATACGTGTAAACTGCTCGCTGTGCTGTTCGTCCTGGTGGCGGTGCCGCCAACTTCGGAAGGGGCCATGGCCGTCCTCCTGCTGATGCCGTTCGCGGTCCTGCTGCTCATCGCCTCGGGATGGATCTTCGGCAGGAAAGGCGTCGCTGCCGCCACCGCCGTCTTCGTTCTGTTCTCGGCCTTCCTGCTCATCAATAGTCTCCGCACCTGGTTCACTTCCTACTGATCAATTCGTCGACCGCGGTGATAAAAAACGACCAGCCGTAATCGAGCGCCTGGGTGTGCCCCGAGGTGATTACTCGGCAGACGGCACGGCGGAGTTCTTCCCCGGTAGCATGCCGGCGGCGGCGATCATGCGCGCCAGCATGCGGGACAAAAAATCATTCACCTCGGCTGCCGCGCCCCATATTTCCTGCAGCTCGTTGGGGGTATAGTCGCCGTTTAACGCTTCGGCCGAGAGCCCCGAGGCCAGCGATACCGCCTCAATGGTCAGGGCGGAGTCCATCAACAACTCGGCCATGTAGGCCGGGCGATTCTCATCGATCCCCTTGAGCAGTTCCTCGACCTGGGCGACGGTCAGTTCTTTGACGACCAGCTCTTGCTCGCCAACCTTGAGCGTTTTCTTTTTGCGCATGTCTCACCTGTTATGCACCGGGGACAGGAGGCCTGCCCCCGGTTTAATTGTTAAGGCCAGGGGCCCGTTACATCGGAACGCCGTCGATCCGTCCGGGACTGGAAGCTCCGGAGATGGTTTCGAGCACCAGCTCAAACTGAATCTGCTCGCCCTCGCTGCCTTCCTCGGAAACAAAGTTGATCTCCTGGCTGGCGCTCATGACCACGCTGTCGAGCTCGAGGGTGTAGTGCTCGCCCCGAAACTCATCGTAGAGGTGAGCCAGGATGGCGCAGCGGATCTGGACCTGATCGCCGATGGTGATCCGGTAGTCAGTCTGCGCCGCTTTGGTGTAGTCGATCAGGGTGGCGACGGTACCGGCAGCCAGGGCCCCGCCAGCCACCGAGGTGATCAGGCCGGTGACCGCATCGACGGCGTAATCGACGCCCACGGTATAGGTGGTGCCCGCCGGCGAGCTGGTGACCATCACCGCCGATACATTACGGGCCGGAGTGGCGCCGCCCAGCTGCTTGTACTCGCCGGGTATGGGCATCACCATCGCCTCGTCGGCAACCGTGGCCTCGATCGCGGTCAAGGCGGTGGCGGTACCGGAGAGCGCCCAGGCCAGGTTGGCCGCGTTCCACTCGCGCAGGGTTAAGCTCCCTTTGATGGTGTCGATCTCGATTTTACTGGCGATGATCTGGCCGGCCCGCTCCACCATCCGACTCTTGACCTCGGTCTTTTTAGTGCTGACCTGGACGCTGAGCGGGTAGGCATCGCCCACCTGCCGAAAGTTGCCGGTTTTCACCCCGGACGAATTGACCGGCGCCAGGAACAAGGTCCCGGTACCGCTGTATGCTTTGTAGCTCATGGCTATATCCTCTTAAGTGGTAGTAAAACTGCTCGGATTGACGCGGACGCCCACCCTGAGCACATAGACCATGGCGCCGTTGTCCGGCAGCCGCATGGCCTCAAAATCAGCGACCGACAATTGCTGCGCCCCGTGACCGGGCAAGCGCGCCCGGTTGAGGGTCTGCTTGGCGGTGGCCACCAGATCGAGCAGGTCGAGGTAGGACTGCTCTTTGTCGTCATCCGGGTAGGATTGGATCTGGATAAGCACCTGGGCATCCTCCAGGGTGTCGCTCTTGCCGCCGACCTCGGTGCTTTTCTGCAGCCACAGATTGGCTGCCGGATACGCGCCCGGCACGCCGACCCCGCAGGTCACCGAACCAAAGGCGGCGCTGGTTACCAGCAACCCCTGAATGGCGGTGAGTAGACTCGCGTACATCACGCCTCCTCCAGACTGAGCTGCACCATCCCGGCGCCATCGGGATCGATGGCGAGGATGGTGTAGTCAATGCCGCCCAGGGTGAGCACGTCGCCGTTGTTGCCGGCGTCGATACTCAACGCGGCCACCGCCGCAGCGGAGGCCAGGGCATAGGGGCCGACCCTGACCAACTCGTCACCGGCCAACCGCATGTCGCCATCCAGACAGGCAATCACCTGGAGGGCGGATCCGTTGACCGTGCCAGTGCTGCCAAAATCGGCCAGGGCCATGCCGACCACCTCGCTGCCGTCGATCATGGCCTAGAAATACTCCAGGGCCACAATGAACTTGCCGGCGGTAAGCGCAGCCGTGGCCACCGTAGCCACCACCTTGGCACCGGCGGTGGCGTTGAGGATCGAGGTGGCGGCGGTATCAACCGGCACGACGTCCAGTACGGCATCCAGGGTGAGCGAAGCCTTGGCCGTCGCAGCCAGTACATCATTGGCCGCCTTGAGCTTGAGCGCCACAGTGGCTGCGCCACCCGAGGTCACAGCGGTGACCACATGCACCGCACCGTTGCGGACAATGGCACCGTTTGGGATGCTGCCGCCGCGTAGGGTAATGTCGCCCACCGCGCCGCCGTCTTTGGCGAAATCGTACTCAAAATACGCCACCCGTTTGACCGGATCGAGTCCTTGCAATTCCATAATCTTAATCTCCGTTTAAGCTGCCGCATCCCAAGCGGATGCGGCATAAGTATCGTTATTGGTTATCAGCCGGCGTTTTTGACCAAGGCCTTCCAGTCAAGTGCTTTGGCAGCCGCATCGATCCGGACCTTGTACTCGACCCCGTCGGTGGACCAGCCTTGGCGGGTCTCCATGTAGGGTGCCTGGTTGCCGCCGAGGAAAAAGACTTTGACGGTCTTGCCCTTGGGACCGGCCAGGTAATAGGTGGCGGAGCTGGCAGCATCCAAGCGTGGATCGTAGATCCGGGTAAAGCGGCTGCCGGCATAGGGATTGGAGCGGGTCGAATCGACCCCGGTTCCGCTGAATTGGCCGGAGTTGAAAAAGATCTCGCTGGTACCCTCAATAGCCACCGGCGCAATGAAATACTGCGGGGTGATATTGAGCGACTGCTTGGACTTGAGGTTTTTCTGTAGCTTCATCAGCTTGATGGCCTCGCCGATGGTGGTCTCGCTGACCACGCCCTGGGTGCCGAGGTTGCCATGGTTGGCGTGGAACAGGGCCACGCTGTCGCGCATGGCGGCATTGGCGGTGAGAATGGCATAGGGCAAGCTGCCGACCTTGCGGGCCGCTGCCTCGCCCATAGTCATGAGGGTATCGACCATGCCGCCCAGGTCATCGTTGATGATGGTGGTGCGGGTGATGGCGAACAGCTTGCCGTAGGTGGCGATCTGGAAGACCTCCTTGGCATCGCTGCGGTCGCCGTAGAGATAGCCGGAGTCATTGACGATCTGATCGAGATCGTCAAACTCGCTGACCATGGCCAAGGTCTGCTGCTTGAAATCGTTGACGCTGCCGGTGGTGCACCATTGCTGCCAGGTCTCCTCGGCATTGCCGTAGCCCTCGAACAGCGATTTGTTGGCGACGTTGGAAAGCAGCACCGGCAGGTCGGAGGCGGTCAAAGCCCGGCCGACCATTTCCAGGGCGGATCCGCCCGAGGGTTGCCCGGCCAACTGCAGACTGCGGCGGGCCAGCTCGGCCAGGGTGTACCCGGCCAACTCGCCGGCACCGGCGGATGGGGTGGCGACCTGGAGTCCGCCGCGCAGCATGAGGCCATCGGTGGCGGCAGCGCGGAACTTGTCGCGCTCGTCCACAACGATCTCGACCGCTGGGCGGAACCCCGGGGTGGCGGCTTGGCTTCGGGCGGCAATGGCGTCCATCACCTGGCGGCGGGCCTCGTCGAGGGTGACCTCGGGCTTGAGCAGGGCGGCGCGCAGGGTTTCATCCACCCCGAACCGGGTGCACATATTGCCGATCTCCACCGCTCGGGCAAAAGCCTGGTCGAGGGCGGCCCGGTCGACGGCGGGTTGCACGGGTACTTCGGCGCTACGTTCTTGAGCAGCAGGCGGCTGAAGTTCTACCGCTGCCCTGTTGTGTTCTTCAGCCATGATGTGTATCTCCTGTTGCTGATTTACTGGTTGGCTCGGACGCTCTGCCCGAACCTTGGCGGTTACATCGGCACCGACAGGGGTGACCGACATTTCTTTTGGGGTCCAACTGGTGACCACCCGCACGGGTCCGGAAAAAGTCCGTCCCGCGACGATGGCGCTTTGACCGGCTGGGATCACGATGGGTTTTTCGTTGTCCATGCGGCCCACCGACAGATCGGTGATATGTCCCTCGGTGACGCGCAGGTAAATGCCCTCAGCCTCCTCGGCGGTTGAGAACACCGCGCGGCCGACCATCTTGTCGCCCTCGATCCTGATGTCTCGATAGCTCCCAATCACCGAAGCGGCTTCGTAGCGGCTATGGTTGTCGAGCAAGGGCAACTGACCGTTGGTCGGCAAATGGCAGCCACTCATTAAGAGTACGGTCGGCAGCAGTTCCCAGGTGTCCCAGTCTCGTTCATTAACTGGTAACTCGCTGGCTCCGATGGCCTCCACGCTGCGGGTTGTCTCGTCCAAGGTGGACGGTTTGCCGGACTGAATATTGCCAATGGACGCTGCCCTATATTGCATTTCTGTGGTCATTGCTGAGTGGCTCCTTGTTGGTCGCCGGTCGGCCCATCAAGCGCCGCCGGGTTGGTCTGCAGGGCGGTGGAAACCTCGCCCATGGTTAAGCCTCGGGTTTCGGCCATCTCTCGGGCCTCGGCGATCTCGATGAGGATCTCTTCCCAATCGCGCCCGCGGGCTGCGGAAATCTCCTGAGGTGAGCGGAGCAGGCTGGTCATTTGCTCCACGTGCGACTTGCTCTCGCGCAGCATGTCGACCGGCTCCATGCCGGGCACCTGCCAGCGGCCCTCCATCCAGGGGCGAGGGTTGGCCGCGAAACCTGGAAGGGTGAGCCTGCCGGAGAGGTACGCGCTCTCCATGAATGCCGCGAACACCGGTCGGCTCAACTGGCGGATGTGGCGATTTTGCATCGGCCCGATCGACTTGACAAAATCGTTGCGGACCCCGCGCAGGGCGTTGTAGTTGAGGCCCTGGTAGTCGCCGGTCAACAACTCGTAAGTGGTGCCGGTGGCCACTGCGACCATCTGGAGGATCATGCGGGTGAACGGCACAAAGGCGTCACCCGGCCTGCTGGTGGAATTGAGATTGATTTTCTCACCGGCGCGCAGGTACTCGATGATGGCATTGTCCAGGGTCTCGACCCGCTGACCGCTCTGCTCGTCAACCGTGCTGCGCAGTTTCTGGAACCCGGCGATATCATCGGTCTCGACAAAGGCCAGATACTTGGCGGCCATCTTGGCGCCGTCGATCTCGGCCCCCAGGTACTCGTGGAGGTCATCGGCCAAGAGGATCGCGGTGGTAAACGGGCTGATGCCGCGTAACTGGCCGGGCCGCAGCATCTCAAAGCCGTGGATGACGTTTTCCGCCGGTACCCGCGTGGTGTTGGTCTTGCCGGAGAGTTGCGTATAGCCGTCGGGCACGGCGAAGTGATAGGCCACCACCCGGCCGGTGCGGGCGTCGAACTCGACCCCTTGGTCCACCAGGTTACCGGCTTCGGCCTTGGCGTAGTTGCTGGTCAGCCAGTCCGGCTCGTACATCTGCAGGCAGAGCGGCAGGTAGCGGCCGGGGGTGCGGTCATAGGTCTTGATCAGAATGCCCTCGCCGGCCTCGACATCCTGGCGCTTCCACAACCGCTCGATCTCGTGGTAGTGCATCTTGCCGCTGGCGTCGGCCTCATCCATCCAGCGATTCCAGGCGGACTCGATCTGGCGGATGGCGGTGGTGTGCAGGCGGCTCTTGCCGTTGGCGTCGGTGCCCAGGATCACCCGGGATTGAAAGGTGATGCCGGTACCGACGGTGAAATCGGTCAGCACCTTGACGGCGCGGGCAAAGTAGGCGAAATCGCGGACCAGCTGGCGGCTGCGGTCGCGGACCGTGGCGCTGCTGGTGCGGATCAGGGTGTTGACGTCGCTGGATCCGGGGCTCCAGTCGCCGGTTAAGCGGCTGTTTTTGGCGGCGGCGTACTGGCGCAGGCTGTCGAGCCGACTGCGGCTGAGGATCCGCTTAGCCTCGGCCGCCGGCGAGAACAGGCCGACGGTCCGGTCGATGCCGGTGGCGATGGTGGAAAGGATGCTCACCGGCCCCTCCCGTTCTTGGCATAAGTGCGGCCGCATGGTCCGCTGCTCGAAGAACCGGCGGCCAGCTGGTCGCGTTCGCCGATCAGCTCCTTGAGATAGGAGCGATAGGCGTCCATACTCTCGCGGCGCAACTCAGTGACCACCCCTCCCTTGTTGAGGCTGTAGCTGTTGGCGGTGGCCAGGGCGCGCAGACCGGCACGGAACGCGGTGATCTCGGCCGCATACTCGGCCACGGTATCAAAATACATTTACCACCTCTTCCTTCGATTCTGGGATTCGGGCCTCTTGGTCGGCTGCTGATCTTCGGGACGCTGCCAATTGCGCACGCCCATGATGTCGAGCGCCGCAAAACCGTAAACGCCCAGGTCCCAGTGATGGTTGGCTTTGCCCCGGGGACAGATCCAGTAGCCGCGCTCGTCCTGGTACTCGGCGCACAACTGGGCGGCATAGTCGCTGCCGACACTGGCATGCAGGGTCAGGCCGCCGGGATCGCCGGGCTCGACCTGCAAACGCGTGGCCAGCTCGCCCTTGTAGAGGGTTACGTTGAGCACGTAGAGATTGAGGCCGCCGGGGATGGCGATTTTCTTGCCGGTGCGCGATGGCAGGTGTTCGATCCGGCTGAGATTCCAGGGCTGAGCCATGTCGCGCCGGCCCTTCAGCGGATGGAACATAGGATTCTTTTTGCAGAAGACGTAAATCTCCTGGGTGCGGCTGTGCTTGGGATTATGCGGATCGGTGCCGCCGCCGCTGTCGATCCAACCGGCGGTGATCCGGTACTCGGCGCCTTGGGCGTCTCGGTAGCTCTTGGCAGCCAGGTCAGCGAGATGGGCGAAGCGCTCGACAAAGCCGTGATCGATCACCGTGACCGGCAGATCCTGGCCCCAGCCGCAGGCCCAGACCTGATAATAAAAACCGCGTTTTTGGGTATCGACCAGGAGGACCAGGCAGGAGGTGTCGGCCGGAACAATGCCGCGCGGCCTCGAGGCATCGACCAGGCGGAGAATGAAATCTTCTTTGCGGTCCTGGTGATCGTGGGTGTAGTCGATGGCCTCGTAGCCATTGGCCCAGGCGATCTTGTCGGCATGGGTTCCGTTTTTGCCCTTGAGGTAGGCAACCGCGATTTCCTTGAGGCTGATGTCGAGGCATTCCCAGGAGCGATGATGGAAGCCGACCTTCTCGGGGCGGGCCAAGTCGCCGCCCTTGACCACCAGCCAGCAGCCGGAGCGGATCGCCTGGAGCCGCTTGGTCTCGTCCCAGGTGCAGGAGCAACTGTTGCAGACATACTCGCAGCCGCCCAGCTCGACGGTTTCACGGGTTGCTCCTTCCGGGAGCGCCAGGTGCTCGGCATCCATACGGATCAGTTGGTCGCACTCGGGGCAGCGTACCCGGAACTCGTGGACCTGGTTGCATTTGAGCAACCCTTCGGTGTAGATAAATTTCCCGGCTGGGGTGCTGCTGAAAAAGCGTTTGTAGCGGCCGCGATAGGTCCGGTTGCGTTTGCCGATCAGGGTGATTGGGTCGGCTTCCTTACCAGCCATGGCCGGGTACTTGTCAACCTCGTCTCCAAAACAGTACTTGGCGGCCCAGGTTGCCATCGAGGCGGCGCTGTTACTGTGGGCCGGCAGGATCATGACCCCGTTGGTCAGTTTGATGCGGGCCAGGGTGGTGCTGTCCTGGCGAGAGGAGATCAGTCCGGAAAGTTTGAGCGAGCGTGCGAGCATCGGCTTGATCTTCTCGCCGACGATCTTGTCGCTGTCTTTCTCGGTGGGCATCAGATAAAAAATATTGCCCGGCGCGCAGTCGATCGCCCAATGCATGCAGTTGAGCATGGTGTTGGTCTTGCCCGATTGCTCGACCCCGCAGAACCAGACCTCGCGGACGTGGGGCAAGGCAAAGGTGTCCATGATCTTGACGGTGTGGGGGGCGTACTCATGCCGCCAACGTCCCTCATGGGCGCCATCGGTGACAATGCGGTACTTGCGGGCGTGATCGGCAACCGATATTTGCTCCGGCTGGCGGAGCACACGACGAACGGAGGCGGGCAGGGTGATGACGGGTTGGCGCTCGGACCCCACCGACCGACCGGAGAGCATCCGGCGGACGCGACCCGGCAGAATCGACAGCAGCGGGATAACCCGGGGCGCGATCTGCATCTGGTGCGGTGTCGAGGCGGTGGCTGCGTGCATCAAAACCCGGACAAAATGAGGTTGAGAAGGAGCCGTCATGCCCTCACAGGAAAAGGCCGGGGAGGGACCGGAGAGGCAAGGGCATGACGGCTATCTGGTGCCATCATACCCGAGGTTTTTAGGCCGGGACGAATCGGGACGAATCGGGACGAATTTGCTACGCGGAATGCTGTATTGTGCTGAATAATACCTTGACATGATTTTCCGGAGCGCCCCCGGAACCATTCCCGCACGGTAACAAAACGGGTTTATGCTTGATTATTCCGGGGGGGTGTGTATGATACACAACATGAAGAGCAAGGAGATTGTCAAAATGCTGGAGGCGGCGGGGTGGGTGCTCCGAGGCGTGAAGGGATCGCATCACATCTATACGCACCCGGAACGGATGGGGCATATCAGTGTGCCTCATCCCAAAAACGAACTCGGCATCGGCCTGGTGCACAAACTGCTCAAGCAAGCCGGGCTCAAATAGGAGAACCCTAATGAAATTGAAATACCCCATTGCCATCGAACCGGGAGACGACGTGCATGCCTTTGGCGTGGTAGTTCCCGATCTTCCCGGATGTTTTTCCGCCGGGGATACCTTGGACGACGCCGTTGACAACAGCAAGGAGGCTATCGCGCTGTGGATCGAAACCGTGTTGGACGATAACGGCACCGTTCCGGCGCCGGGTAAACTGGCCACCCACGCCAAGAATCCGGAATTTACCGGCTGGCTGTGGGCGGTGGTGGAAATCGACGGGGCGCTGCTGGATGATCATTCCGAGCGCGTCAACATCAGCATGCCCCGCCGCATCCTGGCCCGGATCGACCGGTACGCCACCGCCCACGGCGAGACCAGGAGCGGCTTCTTGGTCAACGCCGCCCTGGATCGTATTGTCCACGGTTAATGGCCGGCTTCCCGACGCCCGGCCACGAAACCCCGGTGCCAGTCGGACAGCTCCGAACTGTTGGAGAACAACATGCCATCCTTACGAATAGGGATCTCCGGATACTCGTCCATCCAGCGGTACACCACCTGCCGGGATACTTTCAAGAACCCGGCAATCGCCTTCATCCCCACCAGTATGTCGTCGTTACTCATCCAGCTCTTCCCCTTGCGTTTCCGCATCCTCAACACTAAAGAGTCCCTCGATTCTTGAGCCCGCCAACTCGTGGAACGCCCGGCCCACCAGCTCCACCGAGGCTTCATACACTTCTGGTTCCCGCGACGGATCGCCGGCAGCCAGGTGTACCAGCAACCCCTGGCCCTCATGGAGATGATGGCGGACACTATCCTGCAGGGTGGAGAGCAGGGCCGCCACCGTTGACCAGGCGTCCTCCTTGAGCATCCAGCGAGCGTCCTCCTTGCGGGCCTTCTGCTCTTTTTCGTCGACCTCGGCGCGCAGCTTGCGGAGCTCCAGCTGCTCGCGCTCGCCGGAGAGATCAAACTGCGGCATGGTTCGGGCCGACACATCTAACTGCTGGCCGTACTGCATAGCCTGGTAGCGGCTGACCGTGCCGTCTCGGTGCAGGGCCGGAAACCCCGCCTCACAATCCTGGTAAAACTTGCCCTGGCTGACCTTGTACCCCTGGGCCTGCAGCCAATTGAGCGCCTGCTTGCGGTTGGCGAAGCGCTCGCCTTCCGGGGCGGGTTGGTCGCCGGGCAGATACTTGGCCTGCAGGCGCTCCACCGTTTCCTCGACAGCCGACCGCGCTGCGTCCCAATTCTCCTTGGTCTGCTTGGTCGGTGACTTGCCATACGCGGACATTGCTGCGATGTGGCCATTGTACACCAGCACCAGCTCGTTTTTATCCGGGCCGACCGCCGCCTCCAGCAGCCGTTTGAAACGCTCCTCGTCCATGATCAGCCGGGGAACGGCTCTCCCGTAGCTTCCAGGATGGCAACCTGGCCGGTGTATTCCTGCCAGCGTTTGACGATGACGTCGCAATAGTGCTCGGACATCTCGATCACGCGCCCATGGAGCTGCAGCCGCTCGGCGGCCATCAGGGTGGTTCCGGATCCGCCAAAACCATCAGCCACGATCGCGCCAGGTTTGGCCGAACAGCGCAGGCATTTCTCCACCAGAGCGATCGGCTTCATGGTCGGATGCACATCGTTGCGCTGGGGCTTGGCCACCGACATTATGGTGGTCGGATACACATCGACCACGGCATCGGGGCGCAGGAGCAGCATGTCGTCACCAGCCTGCAGCATGTACCCCCCCCCCTCTGCAGGCACCGCACCGATGTGCTCGGCAAATTCCTGGACGCTGACGTTCTTTCTACCGCCATACCAGGGATGACCGGCGCCCGGTTTCCATCCGTAGAGGATAGGCTCATGGATGTACTGAAAATCGCTGCGACCCAGCACCAGCTGCGATTTTTTCCAGATGATGTTGGTCGACAGTTTGAATCCCATTTCCAAAAAGGCCGCAGTGAAGTTAGCCCGTTCTGTTTCGGCATGCGCCACATAGATGGGTGCGCCAGGCTGCATGATCGCAAACAGGGCTCGGTACACACCGCGCATGAACAGAAGGAAGTCCGCCGTTGCCATATTGTCATTCAATATTTTCGAGCAGTTACGATGGCCTTTATTCGCTTTATTGAGCGATTCGGCTTTATCGCCATAATTGACATTGTAGGGAGGATCGGTCCACACTACCCCTACCTTTTCCCCGGCGAGCACAACATTCCAGCAATCTGCGAGGGTGCAATCGCCGCACAGCAGCCGGTGGCGGCCAAGCAGCCACACGTCGCCACTCCTGGTTGCCGGCAGCGTTGGCAGATCCGGCACATCATCGGGATCGGTGAATCCGCCTGCAGGATCCACAGGCAACATCTCGCCCAACTCTTTATCGCCAAACCCGAGCAGGCCCAGGTCGATATCCAGCAAACGGAGATCGGCCAGCTCCAGCTTGAGCAGTTCCTCATTCCATCCCGAGTTGAGAGCGATCTTGTTGTCTGCCAGCACATACGCCCGGCGCTGGGCATCGCTCAGGTGGGCGAGTACGATGCACGGTACCTCGGCCAATCCCATTTTGGTGGCGGCGGCCAAGCGGCCATGACCGGCGATCACCGTGCCGGCCTCATCGATGAGGATGGGATTATTAAAGCCAAACTCGATGATCGATGCCACGATCTGCTCGACCTGGGTCGCGCTATGGGTGCGGGCGTTGCGGGCATAACCGGCAAGGCTGGTGGTGGGTTTATACAGTATTTCCACGTGACTCCTGGGTTGGGTTGAGCTGCAGCTGCCGAGCATCGGCGGGTACGGTGGCGTCAGTGCGCTCGACCCGGCAGGCCTTGGCCAGCATCCGGGCACGCGCCCGCACGCCGGCCATGTACTCGGGACCGACCGGCAGCGAGCCGAGCAGGCCACGGCGAAAACCGGGTTCCGGCAGGGCGAGTTTAAGCATCGGGATCCACCAGTGGCCGCTTCATGGCAACCTTGAAACCGAGATCCTCGACCTGGCGCCTGATCTCCTCGCTCATCACGCCCACTGGTGGTCTGGTTTCCATGCCGGGGAAATCATCATCCATCGACACCTTGAACTGGGAGCCGAAAACTACCGGGTCAACCGATCCGGTTCTCCGCTCGCCGAACAATCCTTCCAGCAGCAGGCCGTAGTTGATCCAATCGGTGATCTTCTCGTCGAGCATCTTTTGCGAGGGGACAATGCCCCGCTCGATATCTTTGATCATGTCGCGGACACTGACCACGTGCTTCTTGCACATGCCCCACAGTGCCTGCTCCGGGGTCTCGTTGTCGATGGCGGCGGCGGTTTTAAAATTGTGGAGCCTGTCGCCGTCTCGGCTGTACTCCTCCCCTTTGGCAATCAGGGTGGAACGGCAATGGGCAATACGGGCTTCGGCTATCTGGTTAAATTCGGTCGCGTTCAATTTTCACCTCTTTCTTTTCATTCAAGCAATTATCGCACTCCAGATCATCGCCAAGTATTGGCTCCAGGTGTACGTGCGCACCCATAAAGTTATACAAGGCCACGACCTTGGAAGCGTGTGACTCACAGCAATTCGTCGGCCCGGATGGCGTGTGGGCGACGCATATCGCTGGATATTTTATCTTGCTCATTCCGGTTCCTCTTCTTTTTGTTGCCAGGCAGTATCAGCCTGTTGAATTTTTTCCTCGCACTCGTAACAAAGGCCGAACAAGTCGTTGTCTATTTCTCTTCCGCAGCCGGCACAAAGGTGGGTGATTTCGTAGGTCATGCAAAAAACCTCATTTGCTGGGGCTTGCTGTCTCACGGATCGCGTGCGCGGTCCTGGTGAGCTTGAAGTTTTGGCGGGCAATTTTAAGGGCGTGCGCCCTATCACGAGCCGCGCAAACGCAAAGATATTGCCTCGACTTGTCGTCATTAAAAACGAGATACCGGGCGAGATGCTGGTTGATCATTGTTTCGCTCCACCCCCATCGATGGCCTTATCAATCAGCGCCACCACATCCTGAGCCCGCAGGCAGGTCGGCAGGGATCGTTTGACCCGGTCGGCCTTGTTGGCGATATCGACCCGCGCCCAGGTTCCGATGGTTTTGAGGGCGCGCTCCATGGTCTCGATGCGCTTGTACGGGTTGGCTAGTACTTGTTCGCTCATGCTTCGATCCTCAACTCGTAAAATCGACAATAATGGTTGTCTCTAAATTCCGGGTCTATCTCCCTGGCTTCGGCCACGAGCGCCACCTTGGGAGATTGGCACTCGTGGACCCTGCTGACCGGATCGACCTCGCCGATCCATCGGCATGACCGGCAATCGCGGTGTACGTTGCTCATTGCTTTAACCCTCGTCCGTAGTGACTTGTTCGCTCAATCCCATCACAACCCCGCATCCACCTGTGAAACGAAAATGAACACCATCTCCATAACGTTCAGCAGCTGCAAAAAAAGTGACACCTGGAAGGGCGTTAACCAGGCGCAAAAGCCGCAAAGCAACCCGAACAGGGCCAATTAAACGATTCCTCCATGTGTTAATTTCAACTCGTCCATCGCCACCGCACCTCGAACAAACTTCTGCGCCACCCCTGCACCCTGAAAAATAGCGGTAGCCTTCGCACTTCGGGCATCCTATATCATAATCTCCGGTTTTACCGTGATACATCACCTCCGCACTTCCGCCACATTCCTCGCAGAAATCACCAACGCCATAACCGCCGCAGTCGGGACAATCTTTGCATTCGATGGCGGGGAGCTGGTCGACCTTGATCCATTCTCCCGACGCACCATGGGGCGGCGTGAATAACACCATGCCATGGCGCGTCGGGGCCTCCTTGGTGACATGAGCAATTAACGGCACTCGAACGCACACATAACCATCGGAAAAGTAGCTATATGAATCATCGGAAAAAGGTTCTTGTAGATTTCCATCATCATGTTTATGGGAGCAAAAAGTATGCAACAGGTTAATATCCATCAAACCGCCTCCCGCATGGTCGAAATAAACGCCGGATCCAGGCCGACGACCTCGCCGCGCAACGCCATCAGGCTGAGATCGAGGATGTACGACTCGATCGACTTACCAGCGCTGGACAGTTCGGCAAAGACCGGAGCGGCCTGCACAAATCGCTCCGCCGATAACTGCTCGCAATGGGCCTTGTAGCGCTCCAGGGCCTGGGCCAGCTCGCTGATTTCCTGCACCACGTCAAAGCTGGGATCAGTCACCCCCAGGGCGGAGCGGATGGCGAACAGCTGATCCTTGAGCCCGTTATTTTCGCTGACCGTGGACAGGATCTCCAGGTCGTGGTCAACGTTGGCGCTGTTGCGGTCCCGCAACCACTCGACCTGGTCAAGCAACTCTTTGACGCTGGCGGATGGCAGGTAGAGGAGATCCCGCAGGCGCCACAGCTGGTCCTGCTGGAGGATCAAGGCGGGATCGCGCTCCCGGTCCTCCAGTTGGGCAGCAATCTGCATGGCGGCCAGCTCAACCTGCCACCAGGTGGTGGTGTCCTCTGGCAGGCCCAGGGCGCGGATTGTATCCGCCGCCGGTTTCCATTGTTCGGCCAGCAGCAAGGCCTGGTGATTCGCCGCCAGCGCTTCGACCGCGGCAATCAGCCCGCTGCCGGTGACGCCTTCATAGCCCGCCGCCGCCGCGATCCGCTCCATGGCCACGCTTTCGACCGCCACGGCGACCACGTCCGCCGGTGCTTGCGGTGCACCGAATCCCTCCGCGCCATATTTCGACGGATAAATATCAGCCAGGGCCATCTCGACCACCGGCAGCCAGTTGCGGGCGTTGCTGTAAATGGTCGAACATTTTCCGCACATATTCTTGTCGCCGACCGACCGCAGCAACAGATTCTTTTCGTCGCAGCAGTCGCACGTTCCTCGTGGTGATCCCTTTGCCATTTTCCCCTCCTTTTTCAGGTCCATGATGGTCAGTTTTTCCGGCGGCATTTTCCCCATGCACACCGTGCAAAACGATTTGATTTTTTTTTCGTGGCCGGTTGCGTGTAGTTCCAGCTCTCGCTTTCTGGTGCTCCGGCACAGACGCTCCCAGGACGATTTGCTCATGCTGGTCGGCAGATTGCTGGTGGCTGGACAGTGGCGAAGGGTAAACCCCTTGTCCCTCTCCACGGCCACCCGTTCCTTGCTCGGCGACATCTCACACCTCCAGCAGCAGCCGCTGCGGGTACCCGGCCAGGGCGTCCATCCGAGCCAGTAGTTCCATGTTATGGCGATAGGCCCGTTGCCGGTCGGCGGCCAGGCGATTGTTGCGGCGCACTACCTCGGCATACTCATGCACCGCTTTGGCCTCGCTCGCCTCGGCGCTGGCCAGCTTGCGCTCCAGGATCCGGATCTTGATGTCCGGGGCAATCTCGATCATGACACTCATCGCAAACCCTCCGATTGCTTGGTTGCAGATTCCAGATATTCGACGTTCCAGGTGGGATGCAGCAGCACGGTGCGCCGCATGTCGGCAAAGCGCACGCGGATATACTTACCGCTCGACGCCACCACAAACCCTTCCTTGGCGATGCCCGAGCAGGGTTGAAACTTGATCTTGCCGCCCCGGACCGCCGGGACACCGTAGGCCTTGCGGATATAGTCCAGACTCATTGCAAACCCTCCCCATCGCGGACCAGGTCGGCCAGCCGTTCGGCAAGATCGGCGACCTTGCCCCCCAACTCGGCCATGGCGGTGTTGATGCCGCCGGTGACATACCCGTTGTTAAGCTGATCGAGCAGGTCGGTGGCGTTCTCGTAATCGTGATCGTAGATCTGGACGACCTCGGCCACCTTGCCCAGCACGCCGATGGCCCCGCCGATATCGCTCAATCGCAGCAACTCCGTGGCCATTTCTTTCGATGCGAAACTGCCCGCAGAGGCGCTCATGCTGCCACCTCCTGCACCGAAAGTTCGTGCTGTTTATCAATGAGTCGCTCTTGGAAATTGGCGAGAACAAGAGCCGCAGCGGGATAAGGAGAAACTGAATTTCCGCACATTCGGACTTGCGCTGTTTTGGTCATGGGCTTTCCGTTGAATATCGGATCAATGATGTAGCTGTCGTCAAACCCCTGGGCCCGGAATAGCTCCCGTGGGGAAAGCATGCGCATACCGATATCCACGATCTGAAATTGCTCACCCTTTACGGTCACCAGGCCAAAGCGGTCCTTGGTGGTGATGGTGTGCAGTGGTTCTTCGAGGAGTGGGTTCTGATCGCTGCCATAGTATTTAAGGAGAAAGGCCCGGACCTCGCCGACGTGCGTTCCTGATGCGGTAATTGTTGGCACCGGTGCAGTTACCTCCTGTCCGTCACGGCAAGTGCCGCGCAGTTTCACCAGGTGAGAAGTGACCAGTCCGGTCTTTCCAAGGCCCCCTGCTGTGACTGTACCTACCGGTTCACCTGGAGCTGATCCCACACTTTGCCCGAACTGTCGAACAAGGTGCGCAGAGACTATTCCGTCTTTGAGTTTTCCAGTAATAGTTGGAACTGGTTCAACTGCATCCGAGCCCACGCTCTTCCCGAATTGACGGGTCAATGAGGCGGTGACAAAGGAATGATGATCAACACCGGTGACCGTGCCGATAGGATCATTGAGGTCCGGCCCAACGACACCGGTGTAGTGCTTGGCAAGTAAGGCCTCGACCAGGGCGTGGTGACCGCCTTTGGTATTGGCGCATATCGTGCGCAGCGGTTCGTCTGCCGGCATACACCGAGGCGAAGAAGCGTTAGCGCATTCCGTGAAAACCGGGACCACAACGGCGTGCCGATTCTCGGTGGTTTGCGTGGCCAAAGGATCATCAATATCCTGGCCTCTGAAGTCCGGCCCCTTTGATCCGTAATAGGTGACGATGAAGGGCGAAGGATTATCGACCACATACCGCATGATCCCTTTGGCAATACGGCGCATAGTGGCGTCGGCCAGCGGCCGCTTGCGCTCAAAGATCGACGGCGCCGGGATTGACCAGTCCATGCAATCGGCCGCTGTGCGCCAGGGAAGAAGTTCACCGGATTGCACCCGGGTGCCGGCGGGATCGCCGTGAGTAGGTTCCGGCCAGACAATCGGCATGCCGTCACACCTGGCAACAAGAAACAGCCGGCGGCGGATTGTGGGCGCTCCATAATCACAGGCCCGCAGGTCCCGCCACTCTACCTGGTACCCGAGCTTTTCGAGACGGGACACCCACCGGTAGAAAGTGGCGCCTCGATTCACACCGCACGGCATCAGCACGACCTTGCCGTGGGCATCGATCTTCACCCGGCCGTCTTTGTCACAGGCCGGGACCAGCGGCCCCCAATCCTGGAACTCTTCGACGTTCTCCAACATGATCACCCGGGGCTTAACCTTTTGGGCCCACTTGACCACCACCCAGGCAAGGCCGCGCACCTTCCTGTTTACCGGTTGGCAACCCTTGGCCTTCGAGAAGTGCTTACAGTCCGGAGAGAACCACGCCAGACCCACCGGCCGGACGCCGCAGGCCTCGACCGGATCGACCGCCCACACGTCCTCGCAGTAATGCCGGGTACCGGGATGGTTGGCCAGGTGCATGGCTACTGCCTCGAGGTCATGGTTGATGGCGATATCAACCGAACGGCCAAGGGCCATCTCCATGCCAGTGCTTGCGCCGCCACCGCCGGCGAAGTTGTCGACTATCAATTCTTCGCGCATGACACCACCTCGCCCCGGCACACATAAGCGCCATCAAAGATTTCTTTGGCGGCCACCACGGCCTGCACCGCCGCGATCCGCTCCGCCTCGTCCATACCGCCGCAGGCGGCTTGTAAACGTTTGAGCTCGTGCTCGCTGAACACGATCACGCCTTCGTCGGTCAGCTCTTGCCACAACTCGCGATTGTCGGTGATGTGGATCTCTTGGCCATTGGTCAATGTAATGATCCGATGATTGATCTCTATCAACTCTGTCAACCCCCGCCCCCCCGCTTGACTGGCGTCCAGGGAGAAAGGCTGGTCCTGCGAAACGGGCGCAACTGACAAGGATTCCTTAATAGTTGCCACCAACGGCGGCAATCCGGCCTCGATCCAGGCGCGCAGATCACCGCCATGGTCCTTGAAGTAATCTCCCGGATCCTTGCCCGCCGGTACCGGCCAGAACTTGGCCTGGCGATAGGTGGCGGTCCATCTGGCGATCGCCTTCGGACCTGCTCCGCACTGGCCGTTCTTGCCCGGGTCGGCATCGAGCGCCACCAAGATGATCGGAGCCGACGCGCACTCGGCACGCAGCCACTCGGGCATGCCGCCGGCCACCGTGCCCATGGCGATGACCAACACCCCGGGGTGCGCACTGGCCACGGCCATGGCATCGAGCTCGGCCTCGACAACTACCACGCCACGGGCCGGGCCTGCGGTGGGGCGGATGACCAGCGGATCAGTGCCGCTTCCTTCGATCCACATGTACTTGCGGTCCGGCAGGAACCGGTCCCGACTTTCCGGGGTGCGGCGGATCCGGATGCGTACCAGGGCGCCGTCAGCTGAAAAGATAGGGATCAACAGGCCGCCCGGTACCCATAACTTGTCTTTGCCATCTTTGGGCGCCAGGCCGATGGAGGCCCTGACCACCCGACGATCGTGCGCCAGCCATCCCAGGCCGAAACGGCGGACTGCATCGGCATCGATTCCGCGACCGGCCAGCCAGGCGAGGCGCTCGTGCTGCTCTTCCAGGTCGATGCCTGCCTGATCAACCAAAGAGCCCGCCCAGGAAAGCCAAACCTGGGACGGGGTGCGCGATACGATGCTCGCCACGGTGTTGGCCTGGCGCTCTTGCGGAGGCGCAACGCTGCGGGACTTTTTGACGATCGTTTTGCCACTGCCATCACCTAGTCGGCAGGTGCCGCGCACTGCACAGGTTGCAGCTCGGCATTCGATACCAGCAAGCTCGTGGGCCTCGGGGCAGGTTTTACCGTCGATCTGTCGCAGCCAGGTGATGATGTCGCCCTTGAAATCGCACGAGTAACATTTGAACCCGCCGTCGAGCTTGATCACAAACTTATCGCTGGCTTGGCCACCGCCGCACTTGGGGCACGGTCCTGCAAAGCCGTTGCTGCGTCGGCGAAGGTTGTAGCGGCTGGCGATTTCTACGATATCTATGTTCATTTTGTCATCCTACCCTTATCCTAATTCGTACTTTCCATATCCTAACGTATATATATTATAATATTATATAGTTACGTACATATTAGGATGTTAGGATGAGATATGTACACATGCGCATGGAATTTTTTTATTGAGCGGTATATTTTTTTCATGTGCGCGCGCACCCATGTTGTCATCCTACCGTCCTGGGTGAGATTTTTTGTGAAAGAAATACGGATGGTTGCGTGGTAAAATGAACGATGGATGGCCGTGGATGAGCGTGGATAGGCCAGGATAAAGCCCATTTTAGCCCAAATTTGCCAGTTCACTGGACACCTCCGGGTTATACGCAACACCATGCACCACTATTTTTCCGCCAGCCTTGGTGAGCGTGTAGCCGCGCTCCCGCATATCTTTAGCCACGGTCCGGTTGGCTGGTGCTTTTTTGATGTCGCCGCGATTGTTGCCCCACCACCAGAGAAAACACTGGAACAGCGTCGGGAATGAAATTGTCCGGTGTTGGTCATCTGGTAGCGAGATCAAGCAGTCGTTGAGAAACTCTTTCATGTAATCCTCTCCGGCCGCCAACTCCTCGGCGCTTTTGAGCAGCTGCTCAGGCGGATCCAGGCCGCGCTGCTGCCACTCCAGGCAACCTTCCACCAGCCAGCGGAGTATTCCAGGCAGGTTGGCACGCAACCGATCTTTGAGACGTGGGTCTTTTTTCTTGAAACTGCCAGCCATTGCTGGGTATTTTTTCTCTTCCGCCTCCGGATCGTCGACAAACGACCAGGGAAAATCGATCTTGAGCAGGCGCTGGATCAGGGCGAAGTCGGATCCCATGCCGGTGGGCATGTGGTTGGTGTGCAGGCAGAGGGTGTGGGTCGGGTCGAACACCACCACCTTGCCATAATTTGGCCGGCATTCTATGGCGTCGTCGCCGGTGAGGCCTTTGAGATTTCCAGCATCGATGCGTTGGCCGCGCTTGGTCTCCCCGGCCACCACCAGGCGCTTGCCGAGCAGGGCATACTTGTGCTCGCTGGCGGCGTTTATCGAAGGGTCCACCTTTTGTTCGGTGAGCATGGCCGGCGATATGACATGGTAGTACGGGCCGAGCACCGCCGAGAGCAACGAGAAGAGCACGCCCTTGCCGTTGCGCCCGCGGCCGATGAACACCGCGATGTATTGCTCAAAACTGTGGCCGGTAAGAGCGTAGCCAAAAAACCGTTTGAGAAACGCGGACACCTCCTCGCTTCCGGTGATCTCGTTGAGCACCGTGATCCACTCGGAGTAGTCGACGTGAGGATCGTAAGGCACATTGATGGATTTGGTCATCAGATCTTCTGGGCGGCCCGATATCAGCACTCCGGTGCGCAAATCAATGACCCCATTTTCGCAGGGAAGTAGCCAGGGGTGCCGATCCATGTCGAGCTCACGGCAGGCGAGCGCGCGATCAACGACCGGCGCCCAGGCCAAAACCTTCTTGGCTCCGTTTTCGGTGCGCAGCCGGTCGACGCGCTTGCGCAGTTTGCTGATCATTTGGACCATCCAGTAGTCTGGATCTCCCTTTTCCGGCTTTTTGTCGGCCAGTCGTTTCTCGAAACCAAGCGCCTGGTCCTCATAATTGAGGGCGCATTTTTCAACCGCGGCGAACGAATCGCGAAACTCATCCATCTCCCAAACATTGCCGGCCCAGCGCAACCACTCCCCATCTTTCGGGGTGGTGTTAAAGATGAATTCACCCCTGCACCTGGAGGCATACAGGCATCCGTCGCCGCGCTCGTTGGAGTCGAGGCAATCGAGGACAAATTGATCATCGATCTCGACCTCGACATCGGGAGGCAACAGCGCCTTGGCGCGCTCCTCAACCTGTTTGGCAATGTCCGATTCGCTCATGTCAAATTACCGACAGCAACTGGTTGAAAGTTTGAGAGTTTCATTATTTCACCGAAACCAAAAATTCTAAATGCACCCAAGCGCCGGGGCGCGAAACACCCGCAGTGCGTGGTTGCCGGGGAGGACCCATGAATTCCACGGGTCGGGCTATGACCAGGCATGCCCTGCTTGACTCCTGCAGGAGGGGTGCAAGGGGTGGTGGTCATCGCGCCAATAACCGGTTGAGGTTCGACCAGAACAACGGCTCGAAGCGTAGGCCATAGATACGATGGGCAATCGTGTAGAAGTCAAGCCGTTGCTTGTATCGCTTATCGGGCGCCTGAATAAGGATTGGCTTCAATCCTCTCGCAGTAATTGCTGAGATAAACTTGCCACGCTTGCGCCCTTGCTGATGCAACCATCCCATGTTCTTGGTTTCCGACTTACGGAAACCAGTTGAAGTCTTGAAGCGTTGGTAAACACCGGGAAGTAATTTTCCGCGCGCCTTGGTGATCAGCACATAGTCGCCCTTGCGCTTTAACCCTGCGACGATCTTCTTGGATTGGTTATATGTGATGTTGCCTGCCGAAGAGCGCTTGGCCCCAACAGCTAGATCGTACTGGCCACTGCCCCCAGCTGCTGCAGCAGCCAACTCGAAACCCTTACGCTTGCGAATACCACCCTCAACCATCGGAACCAGGTAGTGTTGGGTCATGCGCTCCGGTTCTTTGAAACCAACCTTGGCCGTCATGTTGTGCCCTTTTGTAGGGGTCACCTTGAGACTGTTGAGCGTCCATGGTACGGGATCGCCAAAGACGCTCTGCATCGTGGTCTTGATCTCATCCCTGATCGCCTTGGCTGTAGCGTCAAGCGCCATCTCTGCAGCACGGCCCGCCTGCTTAGGTACCGCTGCCAACATGGCCGACACCTCGCTTGATCCTTTGATGTTGATCGATATCATCGGCCTTGCTCCACATCAGGTGCACCTGGGGTATACCGAGGCAGCCCGGATATCTCGGCCAGGATAAAGTAAGCGATATCGTCGGCGCTTAACCCGAGGCCGAACATTTGATTGACCATCTGATTACGTTCATGAGTGGTCATAGTTTAACCTCATCACCACCAAACCGTTGAAATGCTCCTTGCCGGGTAAGCCCAAGCGCCTTACCGATATGCGCCCAACTCCTCCCGGAAGCCCGTTGACCGTCAATCGCCAGCTTAATGGATTGATCCAGCTCATCCCGGAGCCTTACCAGGTGAGCAAGTTCGTGCTCGTCGGCATCGGCAACCCTCCGACCAGCTGCCCGAATCATGCGAGACAGCATGCCCAACCATTCTGCAGTTTCCACACGATTCATCGTACCCACCTACTCATTCCTCGCCATCCAGCGTAAACAAATCGTTGACACAGGATTTTGATTCAACATACTGTTCATAACCAGGCTCCAATCACCAAAGCAGGAGGATAATGCAGCCAACAGCGCACAACGCCCAAAAGGCCTGCTCGCCATCGCCCATCGATTGCACCGCCATGACCTTTCCTTTCCTTCCCGCAAAAGACGGACGACAGCGTCCCGCTTGCTCGCTTGCTGTCGTCCATGGCATTACATAAGGAGGCTGGCAATTTTTGGAGGGGCCAGCGTGAACGACAACGGTGGCGGGGACCGCATGCGCAGCGGGGCCGCACGCATGATCGGCCATCGGGGTGGGGTTGTGTAACGTACTGACTGAGGACACAGCGGCCAGCGATCTTACCGCAGCAACCTCAAGCAACCCGTGTTTCATAATCCCTCCCTTTGTCGCATCGACTTGATGCTTTCTGGTTTACGACGATCTCGTTTTTTAGGAGGCAGTGCGGCAGCCGCCTCGGCTTCCAGCTTTTGTGCCCAGCGAATCAAGTCGGCTGCCTGCCTCCTTAGTCCGGCCGCGACCACTTGCCCCTCGGTGACGGTTGGCAGTTCACAAGGTGTCGTGGCTTTGCTCATATCGACCTCGCTCTTGCTACCCATGACGGACAGCCAGGATACTTCCCCAAGCTCGAATCAGTTGCAGCCCCATTGGCATGATTGATTCCCTGGCTGTCCGGCACAGGTGGCAGATTGAATTCCCCGGTAGACATCAGGTGATTACCGGTTCATGTCCCGGTTGCTAACTACATGTACGGTGGGATAGACTCTAACTAGAGATGGACGCTTCTTAAGCTTGTCTATGGAGTCATCAATGCAAAACCTGACGATTTCAGCGATGCAGACAGCAGAATCAGCAGCAATGACATCATTCATGTCTTGCATCTGGTCCTCATCGATTTGGATGGTTAATTTGAAAATCTTCTTTCCAGCCATATCACCCACCATTCTGTTTTTACCCCTTGATAAATACCCGACCCCTGATAGGATAGACGCAAGCCGCCAAGCTTCACGCCCGAGATCCTCCCAGGGGACGGGGCTTTTTTATTTACGGAAACCCGTGGAGGATACCGTGACGAAAAAAGGCATTTTTTTACAAATTCTCTCCGAGGCCATTGGTAAATCCTTGAAGGATATTGAGCTTATTGCCGCTGCAGGGTTGCCCATGCTTAAAGAAACAGGGAGAATGGGCGCTGAGCTGTCAGATGAAGACGCCGCAAAACTCTTGGCAAAGCTCAGATCCGAAATGCAGAACATCCAGAGATGGCTGGCGGAAGGAAACTTGCTCGCCCAGGCCGATATGGCCAAACAACAGGGCCCCGCTAATTGACCAAGCAAATAATCGAGGATGGGTTTTGGGAAACACATCTTTAATAAAATCTATCCCCTCGGAGTGATCTTTCATGCTTGATCCTGATCCGGCCAAAGGTCGGAAATTGGTTTATTGACTGCTTTCGCTATGGCCGAAACTATTGAAAAGGTAGACCTTCTTCCACAGATAACCTGGTTCACAAACTGTGGAGTCACGCCGACATCGGCAGCGATGTCTTTTTGCCTGACCCCGGCTCTCTTCATCAGAAGTTTTATTTTTGCTTTATCCATGCTTGCTTTTTACTTAACAAGCAAGCGAAAAGCAAGCATTTTTTAAGGTTAAGACATGGACACGATTGATTTTGATTTGTTGCTTAATAGAATCAAGGATTTGACAAGGTCGCACCAGGATAACGAGGTTTCCTTAGCTCTCGGGATTAGCCCCCAAGCTGTAGCGGATGCCAAGAGAAAGCGTAAAATCCCAAGAACATGGCTTCGAACTATCGAAGAAAAATACGGAGTATCCCGAGAGGAACTCTGCAAGCCACCGGAAAGAGTCAGGGCACAGGTGGTGCATCCTTATGGTCACCAAGAGATAGAAGAAGAAAATGAAATTCCAAATTCGGAAATGATGTACATGACCAGTGTCGTGCTGGAGTCGAGCACGGTCTATCGCTCGGCCCTGGCATCAAACATCAGAGCTTTTTACCAAGCAGTGAAAGGAGAAGGGGAAATGAACGATATGCGAAACGAGGTGGTTTTGATGCGAAAGGACATTGCCAGACTTGAGGAATTGATCAGGAATATATCAAAAACAGATGAGTTCGAAAAAAAACGGGCCGGCAACGATCATTGATTTAAAATCCTATAGACTAAATCGGAAACTTACGACGGTTGGTTAACAGGTTATTTCACCCATACCTTGGAAAAAACGCAAACGGAGCGAGACGATGTGGAAACAGTTGATCCCGATACTGGCCGCCTTGGCACTGTTTTCTATGGCGACAAACTGTAGAGCAGCGCGCGGAATAACCGTTTCTTCTCAAGAATATGGCGACAAATGGCCATACACAATCCCCGAGGGCACCATTGAGTGCCAAACAAGGATAGTTGCAGGTTATGTCAAAAACGACGTGACCATTCGTTACAACGGAAAAATCTACGCCATCAATGGATCAGCCAGAGGCAACCACAACTTTACGCCCCTGGAGCAAATATGGAGGGACAACCCCGCGCACCCTGGATCAAAAATACCTGATCCAGGAATAGTTAAAAGAGGATTGCAACTTTGCGATTAGGACAATGGGGACATGAAGTGTTCGGAAAAATGAAGCTGTATAATCCTATCTAAGCCAAGACGAGGGAACATGGACTTAATTGATCAACTGCAGGCTTTAGCTGTTAGGATAGAGAAACAATTACCTCATATAACGACAGAGGAAGCCACTAAGAATGCCTTTGTCATGCCATTTATCCAATCTCTTGGTTTTGATATTTTTGATCCGACCGAGGTCGTTCCCGAATTTACCGCAGACGTCGGGAGCAAGAAAGGCGAGAAGGTCGATTACGCAATATACATCGATGGGAAACCAGCGATTCTTTTTGAGTGCAAGCATTGTTCCGCGAACTTGAAGGAAGCGCACGCATCCCAATTGCGGAGATATTTCCATGTTACCGAGGCTAGGATAGGAATTCTTACAAACGGCCAATCCTATTATTTTTATACTGATCTAGAAAAACCGAACATAATGGACGAAAAGCCATTTATGGAGATAAACCTCAAGGATCTCGATCCGCAGTTTATTCCTGAGCTCAAAAAGCTTGCCAAGTCAACGTTCGAAATTGACAAGATGCTCACCACTGCAAATGAACTGAAATATGTAAGGGCCATTAAAAATCTGTTATCTGAAGAAATGAACGGTCCTACGGTTGATTTTGTAAGATACATCGTGAGCAAAGTGTATTCGGGAATGAAGACCCAGCAAGTGATCGATCAGTTTTCCCCTATCGTAAAAAATGCCATTAAGCACTTTGTAAATGACCAGATCAGCGAACGCTTAAAAACCGCCATGATTACCCAGGACGATCCAAGAGATAGCGCTGAACAGGAAGGTCAAGCGGAAGTGGCAACCGGAAACGAAACTGGAGTTGTGACGACTCAGGAAGAACTTGAAGGATACTATGTTATAAGGGCAATATTACGTCAAGTTGTTGACGTGAATAGGGTGGTGATGCGAGATACAAAAAGCTATTTCGGTATCCTGCTTGATGATAACAATAGAAAACCACTTTGCCGGCTGCATTTCAATTCTACCCAGAAATATCTAGGGACCATCGGGGCAGATAAGAAGGAAACTCGGAATCCCATAGCAAGCCTTGACGATATTTATAATTTTTCAGATCAAATTAAAGCGGCCGTGAGCTATTACGCTGCTGAGTAAACCAATGAGCGTCCACCAGATCGACGGCGGCTGGTTGAGGATTCCACCTGATATCCCATAAAAATAGGTTTCTTTTAAGAAGGCTTTTGTCTGCCAGCGATACGGTTTTATGCTTGATCGAGCTTAGCCAAAAGAACCAGCAAACAAGTTTAGCTTGAATTCTGACCGAACCACAACCGCGAAAAAAATAACGTAAGTTTCACTTGAATTTTGAGCATCTCAAAGTTAACTTATAGGTTAAGATCGAATTGCACCTTAAAATTGTTACCGCCAAAAAGTGGACCTTTATCACTCCCTGCTCAGAAGACGGATCAAGCAAGCTCTATACCTTTCTTGAAAAGGCTGGACAGCGTTACCAAAGGGACATCTCGGGCCTATTATCTAAGATAGATAAGGTCTCTGATCAAGAGCGTGGGCCTGCAATTTTAAATGTCGACATCTGCCATCAGATTGATGGCTCAATTTACCAGATATCGCACGGATCTGTAAGGATGCTGTTTTTCTATTCAGAATTCAGAAGAAAGTTTGTTGTGTGTGCTGCGTTTTTTAAAAAAAAGGGCCAGAGTACCCCAAACAACATGATTGAAGAGGCCAAGAGCGTAGAGCGGTTGTATGCACAGGCAGAGAGAACAGGGCAGGTTGCGATTATGGATGACGAGGAGGATGCGAAATGAATGGTTCATTCAAAAAGTTATTTCATAAAATAAGGGAAGGGCTTTCCTATAAACAGGAAAAAGTGAAACTTGATTTCACCGTTCAACTTCAAGAATTAATGGAAAAAAAGGGAATCAACAAAGCGCAACTTGCGAGAAGTGTTGGCAAGTCTGGGCCATATATTACAAAAATAATGAAAGGTGAGTGTAATTTTACCATTGAAAGCATGGTGGAATTAGCTGACGCCATTGACGGGAAATTGGAATTACACGTTGTGCCAAGGGAAGAGGAAATTGTGGCCTGGTACAAAAGTATTAAAACAGCCAGGAAGAATAAAGACTTGAAAAGGCCATCGCTAGGGGTTGAGTCGATAGATCCAACTGGCCCGCAAATCAATCTTTCATCTACGTATTTTCCGGAAAACGGTGACAATGGATACAGTATTGCAGCTTAAAGAATATTTTTTCCCTTACGTTGAGGTCGCGGCTGATCACACCATCACCGAGGCGAGCGACGGAGGGAAAAGCAATTTTATGGTACGGGTTGACACCTCACGGATCGAAGGTGTTGATGATGAATTCCAAGTTACTCTGCAAATTATTTCTCGACCTGAATCTGAAGAAATAAAACAATTCTATGCCATTAAGCTGATCACTGTTGGGTTTTTCAAGGTGAGCAAAAACTGGCCAGACATAGACAAACTCTTGCGAGTAACCGGAGCTAGCATGCTCTACTCCTCTGCCCGTGAGTTTCTCATTACCATTACGTCCAGGGGGCCATGGGGAGCCATAATGCTGCCAACTGCTTCGTTTTTAAATATTTATGAAAAGGTAAAAAATGAAAACACAGAGGTGCAGCTAGAAGTAAAACCCGACGAGCAATAACCAACTTCTAGCACTAAGGCGACACAACTATGAGCGTCCACCAGCTTAAAGACGGCCGCTTTTTCGTCAAGTACTCAAAGGGGACCAACAAGGAAGATCCCAACCGAGAAAGGGAGTATTTCGGCAGGGGACCTGAAGCCGAGGAGGCGGCGATCCGGCGCAACCTCGCCCTCGGTCTAGGCGTGGAGCGTGCTCCAATCGGACCAACATTTGCGGATCTGGCCATGGCTTATTCCCGAGCCAGGATGGGCGGGATGGCCAAGGATTCCCGCGATGATCTGGAATGGAAACTTGACGGGGTGATCCTGCCGATACTCGGTCACCTGCAGGCCTCCCAGGTCAAGCCGGCAGAGCTTGATAAATACGTCAATGCGCGCAGGGCAAAAGGGCTCAAGCTGACAAGCATTCATCGGGAGCTGACGACGATACGAGCCATCATTCGCTTGGCCGTAGAACGCCATCTGATTGCCGATAATCCAATGAACGGATTCTCCATGCCCAAACGTGATGATTCCGTAATCCCGCCACCGACTGCAGCCGAAGTGGCGGCAATCCACGAAGCAGCTGCACCGCACTTGCGGCGTGCGATTATGCTCGGATCCTATACTGCTATGCGGCCAGGAGGGTCGGAGCTGCTGGCGTTACGATGGGAGCACATCGACCTGATCAACGGAGGCATCTTTGTGGAAAGTGCCAAGAAGGGAGGGATGCGAGCGAGGATCGTACCAATCGCCAGTGGCCTGCGACCACTGCTGGAGCAATGGATGTCTGAAGATAGGAAAGAGGGGAGACCGCTCACCTGGGTCGTGCATTACCACGGCAAGCATATTGGCAGTTTGAAAACGGCATGGGAGGCAGCCAAGAAGCGGGCGAATATAACCAGGCGTTGTCGTATGTATGACTTGCGGCATGCGGCGGCCACCTCGATGCTCGATGCCGGCGCCGATTTAAAGAGTGTATCGGAGATCCTCGGACACGCCAGTCCGGACATGACGATGAAGATTTACCAGCACACAAGTACCACATTAAGACGCGATGCAATAGCAAAAATTGGTAACTGGTTACCAGATGTTACAGAAAAAGATTAA